CCGGTGGATGGGTTCCGCTCAGCGTATAAATAGTTCGTTCTGTTGGCATAAAGGGATGAAATGGACGTATCCGAGTCGATCTTCCCGATGTAATTTAGGGCCCCCCCGTCCCCGAACCCGGCAGCGAAAGCGATCCGTACCGGCGTAGGTATGCCGTCGATGTTCACGGCGAGTCCTGAACCTATGCTGATAAAATTCGGATAGCCGTTCGCGTCAACCGCCGCTGACAGGACAGTCTGACGCACCGGGATACAGCCGGCTTCGAGGCCGAGATCGCTGAAGGCCGAGCCATCATTGCTGTATTGCCATTTGGAGGATGAATTCTGGTATCTGATCTCTGGCTTTGTGGCCGCGTCGTTGTTGGCGATCAGCCTGATATCGTCAGCCGTACCATCTCCAACACGTAGCGCGTTGACATCGACGCGCGCCTGAACCGTCCAGATGGGTGTTCCTTCCGTTCCGGTATTTGTTATGATCTCGAAGCTGCCACCGTCAGATCTGATGGCCCATTCAGCACCGGAGGCACCGGTATCGTTAAGACGCAATAGAAGGGCTTCGCCGTCAAGCTTTTGCGATGCTGTAAAGTCATTTGCGGCCGCCAGACTTGCCAGACCAAGATAGGTTGAAGAAAGGGTGCCTATCGTTATCCATGCGGTGTTGTCTGAGTTCCTTATCTTCAATAGGTCGTTTGCCGTATCCGCCCAAAGCTGATACGCGTAGGGTGCTACGGGTTCTGCTGCTCCGGAAGAGAGCGACGCTAGCGCCTGAAACGCAGCGTTGATTTGTGCCCTCATGGGGATTCCGGTGTTAGCATCCGCATTTGTTATTTCGAAATCGTGCTGTGACATGCTTCCCTCCTTTAATATCCTACGGCTTCCCAGTCTATCGTTCTTTCGACGTTGGTGTCGCCGTTCTTGGTCGCTACCGTAAATCCCGTTGTGGTTATAAGAGCCGAGGGAAGATCGTAGTAATCCCCGGCCTGTGCCCCTTGAATCGTAATACCTATCTTCGGTTTGGCCATGAACGGAATAGCAAAGGTGATTGTCAAGCCCGAAGTCGTACAGATGACATCCTGTCCGCTTTGCCGTCTATCCGGCATGTCGGTCATAAAATGGATTTTGATTATTATGATGTTCTGTGTTTCGTTCCTGGTGGTTAGCTTGATGCGTCGCTTGATATACCTGGCTGTGTAATCCCCGATCTGGAAAGCCATCCAATCGGTATATACCGCTCCATCGGAGCTGAGGGCTATCTGTGGCTGCAGGCTGATACCGGCCGTGTCTCCATCGAAGTTTTCAATAGCATCAAAATCGGGGATGCTGTCGAACTGCCGCGTGGTATCGATCCCCATGAACCCAATCACGCCACTGCATCTGGCTGTCTGCACACTGCCCAAGTCGAGCACAGGGAGTTCATAATAGCCCTCCAGGTAGCGGGGTGCGTCGAGGGTGTTAAAGTTCCCGATACCATCGAAATCGGCAATATCATCAAATGACCCGTCCGAATCCAGTTGAAGAGTTCCGTCGACAACAACCAGGTTCGTCTTTGTGCCCGAAAAAGCAGGCTCTTCGACGCTTTCTTCGTAGGCATTCCACTTCAATATCGTAGGAATATCTGTGATGATGTAAGCTGCGTTCTCACTTTCATTCGGGGGATCATTGAGATCGACAGCCTTGATACCATATTTCCCGGACATCGCAGCAGGCAATGTAATCGATGTGCCGTACACGCGCAAACCGGTATCGGTCATTGTGTTCCAGGTATCGTCCGTATCCTCCGAAAACTTCAACAAATAATAATCGACGTCGATATCAGGCACCCTGTCCCATGAGAACTGAATGCCGCCCTGTGCCGGGTTTCCGCAGAAATTTTGCACATCATTGGGAGGCAGGGTCTTTCCGTATACGTAGAGACTCGTGACTATCCCACCTTCTATCGTCTTGTCGGGGGTGACGCAGAAGTAATAACGGGCGCCCTCCTTTAGCAGTGCGGCCGTCTCGTACCACCGATTTGTGGTGCTTCCCACCAGTGTCCACGGACCAGACAGAGACGAGGCCTGGTATACCCAATATTGCAGCGCGTAACCCCTCCATGTTAAGGATGCTACGGATTCAATCACGCCTAGGGCACTTTTTCTGAATATCTCCCGTACCGATAAGCCTGCTATTGTTGTGAGGCTGGAGACATTCTCGATGACCGGTACTTCAACAGAATCGTCATTGACATCGCTGACGTGTTCGACTGCAACGATCTTCCGCTTCTGGTCCTGGGCACGTGTGATCCTGGATATCCTGAAAAACTTTGTAACCCGGCCCTCCTCGCCGAAACTGTAGTTTGTATACTGCACAGGGATGCGTTCCCAAGTGGTTGTAAGCGTGAGCTCATCGGTTGTCGTGTTTTCAGTGACAGCCTCTACGGTGAGTTCCTCCGAGATATCCGTATCAAGGTGCTGAGCCTTCACCTTGTACGTTTTACCGGGCTCCAGTATAACCTCCCGGTCAAGAAGCACAGTATTCGGCGTAGCGGAAACCACACGACCCGAATATCCCCATAGCGGAACATCGTGAGCTACCTCGACCAGATCTCCCGGGAGGCAATGTATTGCATCGACGTCGGCAGCCCAGGAGGAAGTGTTGGTAATATACCTGTTACAGTTCAAGCGATATTTACCGTAGCGAATTGCCATGTCCCGATCAGTACAACCGATCAGGTCAACTTGAGCCGGCATCACCTCGACGCCCAGATCATCGAAACCGTCCTGTTCAATAACAACGGTCTGTTTCGCGTAATTCAGTTCCTTGTCGTAATAGATGACCTCGATCTGATTAGCCCGGTCATCCATCGGCAACCATTCTTCGGAGAAGGAATCTTTCAGGATATTCCCCATCGCAAACAGGAAACTCTGAGCCGGCAGGGTATCCCCGTCATAGATGGCGGTGAATTTCGAGCCTATCTGGAGGACGTTCCCGCGTCCCAGAATGCCAATCGTATCGAGCGCCCGTCTCAGGTTCTTCATGGTGTCGAAGTAGATATTGCAGGTGTAGCCCTTCTCATCGCACCATGCCGCCCATTCGGCGAACCGCTCATAGATTATTCTCGAGTAAGGAACCCCACCCCCATATTCATCATTGTGCAGAATGTCGTAACAGGCCCATGCGGGATTCGTCGCGGCCTTGTTCTCGTATGCCGCCCCGGTCCAGACGGGAACCGTAAGCCGTGAAACCAGGCAGGTTACGCGGGGTGTTGAATTGGAAAGCTCGTTACTCGCTAGGGCATTAACCGCCAGCAATGCCACACCGGGATAGGCAAAATCGTCATAAACTATTTCCTCGATGTACTCCCAATAGACATCGTTCCTGTACCGGGAACCGGTAGGGGAATTGGCGGTCAGCAGAACCATCACGTCATACTGTCCGGCAGGCAGGTTATCGAGCCTGTGATATCTTCTTATGGCACTGCTTGAAGCCTCATAAATCGTATAAGTGGCCCATTGTACCCATGAAACATCGCCGACTTTCTTGTGCCAGACCTGATAGTTTATTACTTGCGGGTCAAGACCACCGCTGTCGTTGGCATAGTAGGCACCGTAAGGAAGATATATACCCACTCCTAAAGCCTGCGTGGCATTGCCTACCGTCCGGCGAGTAATCGCAGATGTTGAAAGCTTGGTACCCACGGCTATGTCTACAATGGTATCGTTGAAATAGGGAATTGCCGTCTGATCATTGGTTCCCAGGCGGCTGTCAATGCTCACCCCGCCATAATAGGAAGACGGGTTGTCGTTGATCTCTATACTGGTTATTGAGTCAATGCCTGTAGGACCGCCTTCGGCCACCGCAAACAACAGGTTCAGGTACTGAGAATTTCCGCTGGTCGAAACGTACCGGCCCATTCTTGGAGGCGTTACCCGGTGAGTCCCGTAGAGTACGGGCAGCATCGTACCTTCCTGATCGGCATTCGAAGACGGCTCCCAGCTATATGTATTTGATTTCGTGTAATCCGAACTCGCGAGCTGCGAGTCAACCGAATCTACCGAGGCCGCGGGCAGGACAGCATTTACAAGGAGGCCGGCACCGGCGGCGGCTATTCCCATACCTATAGCACCGACCGTTCCCGCGCTCATGCCCAACATTGGCACGGCCCAATATTGTTGGGTCAGCGCCGCCGCCACCACCACCGCCAGCATAGCTACGACACGAACAACGTCCTTGCCGCCTCCGTCACCGTCGCCATGAGGTATGGCCGCAAAAACGATGGAGTCACCTGCCTTCGGGACGATCCTCTCTATCTCTTCATCGGTCAGGATCCGTGAGGGTGTGGTACTGGTGGTCAGGGATACGACAATATCGAACCCGCTATGGAACGGGGCGGGAAAGAACTCGCGGACGGTAGCCTGGATCGATGGAAGATCTTCCACCTGCTTTATTATCCTGCTCTCGACAGGTTTGAACGGGTTCTTAATACAGGTTATAAGGATCTTTTCCACTTATAGAACCCCTTAATCTTGTTTTTCCAAATCGGATCATACACGGTCGATGCGACAGATCCCGTCTTTCGCAAGGTATGTATGAATTTACCGTGGCCGACATGAACTCCAAAATGACAGACCATGCCCGGATAGTCGGGGTTCGCGGCCAGGGCAACCGCGCAGGGAACTTCGGGTGTGATGAGACTCTCCCACTTGCCCACCTCTTTCTCGAATTGCTTCCGTATCTCATCAGTCGCGAAACAGGATATCCGGAAGTCCGGCAGGTCGATTCCATATTCCCTGTAGATCGTCATAAATAGGCCGTAACAATCATAAAATGGCTTTTGCGTGACAGGATCCTGCTCTCCTCTTCCTCTGTTTCGAAACGGGCAGCCTATGAATTTGTTCAGATCTATCATACGAAAATCGGCGAATTGCCGACACCCGGGAACCCACCGAAACGCGCGGAATTACCCAACTCGCGACATCGTGTCAAGGTCCTGTTACATACCGTTTCACTTCCCGTATAGCCACATCGCGTGTTCTTGAATTTCTTATATCTGCAACGGTTCTTCAGGAGTCTGTTCAGCGGATATCGGCTGTTAAAAGGGTTGTTGGCGCCCAGTGTGAACGTAGCCCATTTGGCATTGGTCTTCGGCTGCTTCAGGTGAAAGACGAGCTCCGTTTCCGGTACGGTCAGGTCAAGATGCGCCGAATGGACCACCGAGATGGTAAGCTCTATGGGCACGTAGCCGTTTGCCTTCGTGTAGTAATCGTAATCCTGCACGTATTTTTCCATCACCCGCTTTACATTGGATACCCTGAGGTCGACCCGGGGAACCTCGCCTGTCGACGTGTCGCTGATCTCGTCGATCTCAAAAGAGAAGGGAACATAGGTGTTACCGTTCCAGATCGTATTCTGATTGTCGCTTGTAACCCTGATATTCTCGCTGACTCCCGGTACGACGATGTCGATGAGGATGATCCACTCTTCGCCGCTACCGTCGAGCCTATTTTTTTCCTGGATCGCCGCGGATGAGATGGGCAACGGCATTACAGTTCCTCCAAGTAGACATCTATCTTCATCTTGCCGTGCGCTACAAATTCATACGGGATGGTGTCCTGGGCGAAAACCACTATATGGGTTACTCCCGTGGCCTCATTGGTCCAGGTAAATGCTTCTCCGATATGGGCATCGAAAAACTCTATGATATCTTGATACTCTGATATGGGGATCTTGTCCCAAGGCAGATGGATGTTTTTTTCTCTGGAGCGGGAAGCTCCAGATCTCACCTGGACATAGTTCGCTTCTTTCTCCGTTCTGATCTGTGGTTTGTAATGTTCGCCCTTGGCGCCGTAGTTCCATGGTGTCGTGTAAGCGGTGTTGAAACTATCCATTTAGCCCCCCAGAGCGTTCTTTAGACCGAAGGCGTTTCGGTCCAGGGCATCGAGCCAAAGCGTCACTACCATTTCCTGGGCATTGACCTGGGTGGTTTCCTGTCTCGCCTTGACCTCCTGTCCTGTATTATTGTTGACGATCAGGGACACCGACACCGATGATTGCGAGTTTCCCTCCGTCCTTACACCGAGGTCACCCGACTTTGTCCGGATAAGAGGCATGACCGCCTCACCTGGCCTACCCTTTTCACCAAAGAAACCTACTCCATGCTCGAATGCAAACGCCGTGGGTCTCGACACCACCGTGTTCAGGTACGGAGACAGGCCGGGCGTGGAGAAAACATTGCCGTGGGCGCTAAGGGCAAAGGCGGTTTCGTGCGTCATTGTTGGGCTGCTGCCACCGAACAGACTCGTGACAAACGAACCTATACCGGCGGCTGCGGGTTTGGAGATGAGGTTCTCAACCATTGATTTGTAGATGTCGTTTCCCACCTTGGTGGCAAGATTCCCCAGATCCATGAACCCGTCGGATGTACGGTCCAAGAAATCGTTGAAGCTGTCCGTCATGGCACCGGCCGAATCCCGGGCAACGTTTACTCCCTGCTGGAAGTTGGAATCCAGAGATGCCAGGTATTGTGCCATGCCCGACTGGATCCCGTCTGCAAAGGTCCCGGTATATTCCCTCAGTTTCAGGAGCCTGACGTCCTCGAGATCGGTGATCTGTTGTTCGATATTGAGGAGCTCGTAACCCAGAGCATTGATCTCTTCCATCTGCTCGTCAGTCTCGGCGTAGATGGATCTGATACCTATCACCTTCAGCATTCGCTCCCGTTCGACCTCAAAGGTCCTGCGGTCCAGATCGAGTTGCCTTTCGACCAACTGCCCGGACGTTACAATTCCATACCTGCTTTGCTCCTCGAGAATCCTTCTTTCCTTGTCAAGGGCCGTAAGGCCTGATTGGCGATTAATGTCGGTCTTCCTGAGTTCGCCCGTTTGTACCAACTCCCGGTACCTTTTTTCTGTATCGTAGAGCGCGTCGAGGATCCTCTTCGTCTCTTCCATCTCCCTGGCCATCTCGATGAAATATTGCCCCTTTGCCAGGCCTTCCAGGATCCATTGCTGTTCTCCGAATTTCAGGGCCAGTTTGTTGGCTTCTTTCTCGAGGTTCATAAGTTGCCGATCAAACCTGTCAACAGATGGGTTCATTGCCTCGATTTTCTCGCGCCAGGAAATCATCGCCTGGGAGAGTTCGTCATTGGCGCCGGCGCTACCTCCGGCAGTGCCCCCGCCGCCGGCACCGGGAAGTTTGATTTTCCCTTTTCCAGCCTTATCCCAGACGCTTTCAATCATGGATCCGTAAGCCTGCATCTTCTTCTCAAGGTCATCGCCCAGGCCGATATCGGCCGTGGCCTGTCCCCAAGTTTTCTTGAGCATGCCGGCTTTGTCTGACCAGCTCATGGCCCACCCGGGCTGGAGAAGAATGTCCTTGCTTTGCGTTACGGCGGTCATGAAGCCCTCAGCCTTGACGGCGAGGCCTCCGATTGCGGTGCCGATGATATCGAAGGCAGCCACGACCCCGATTCCAAAGGACACGAGGATCCTGAAAGCGTCTCCGAGGCCCTCGACGGTAGTTTTCAATCCGCCGCCTTCCTTGATGTTCTTGATGAATGCTTCGCTGACATTGAGAAGGGTAGGCAGTACCTCGCCGGTTACCCGGGTGGCGATCCCCTTGAAGGTCATTTCGATTCGGGAGATATTGTCGTTGAACTCTTCAGCACGCGCAGCATCCTCAGCACTGAATATGATCCCAAGCTTCTCCGCTTCTTCGCGCATTTCCTGGAGGCCTTCCTTGCCGGCGTTGAGAAGAGGAATTAATTCTGCCCCGGATTTTCCGAAGAGCTTCATCGCCAGGGCAGTCTTCTCGGTGCCGTCCTTCATATGGGAGAATTTCTCGGCGATCTCCTCGAGCATCACGTCGGTTGTCTTGAGGTGCCCGATGCTGTCGGTCACGGACAGGCCGAGCTCCCGGAAAGGGGACGATCCCGATGCCGAAGCCATCTCGTACATATTCTTGGCAAGCTTAGCAAGACTCTTGCTAAGGGTTTCACTCTCCACGTCTGCAAGGCGGGCCGCATACTGATAACCCTGCAGGGCCTCGACGGACACACCCACCTTCTGAGACATCTTGCTGACGTTGTCCATTTGATCCAGAGCTGACTTTGCCAGGGTGACGATGCTTGTCACGGTGATCGCCGAGGCAATACTTGCCCAGTGCCGCTTGATCATGCCGGAGATCGATCCGGACGTGCTTTCAAAGCGCTTCATCTCATCGGAGACTTTCTTCATTCCGGTGATCGCGCCGGATGCATCCGTTGTTATCTTGAGCTTTACTTCCTGTTCAGCCATGGTCCCTGTCCTTCTTTTTCATCTTCATATCCCCGCACTGCCTGCAGGCCCAGGCGAAATTGGCATCGCCGAACTGCAGACGGCAATACTCACGTTCCTCCTCGGTGCAGGTATTCTCCTCTCCTTTGCGCTGCAGCAGCGGCACGCTTTCATCTTCATACGCGCACACCCTGGAGACAAACTCGCCGTCGACCTTGATGTTCATAGCCTGGGCCATGAGACAGACAGCGGTGAAATCGAGAGCGTATATACCTCCGTCCGTCGCCCGCCACTGCCTTTTTGCCATCGAGAGGACCTGCCATATCTCTTCATTCTCCGGAATTATCTCTGGTCGTATTCCCCCGCCCCAGTTTCCCCGGGCGAGGGCCCTCAGTTTCCCCGGGCCTCCTCGCTTTTTTCCTGCACGGATGCCTCAACGCTCTGCGCAAAAGCCCACACCCAGTCCCTCAAGGGCAGATGATTCATGATGCGTTTCTTGCTTTCCAGGTTGACAGGGAGAGGATTCCCTTCTTCATCACCTATCCCTTCGAAATCCTCGATGAGATAATCCGTCAGCGCATCGTCATATTTCTCAGGATCACCGATACGCTCCATTGGTTCCATGCGCCTGCTTAATGTGTTGACTGTCATTTCGGTCTTTATGAAAGGTTTTTTCAGTTCCCTGGCAGCTTCGGCCGTCAGCTTTCTCACCTTCACCTGGACGCCATCGGCAAACTTTCCCCAGACCCCCTCGGGCCAGTTGTTGTTATCGAATCCCAGCTTGTCTACTTTCAGCATAAAGTAAGTCTCCTTTGCCTTTCGTTCCTATGCCGCGTACTGCGACACCTTGTTTGCCACTTCGACCCTCACGGATCCGTACGTGTCATCCTCGAGGACTTGCAAATCCCCTTCCTCGCCGAGGAAGTTGCCGTTTACTTTAAGGGGAGCCTTGAGGACCACGCAGCGCGGAAACACAACATCAATGTAATAGTTCTTGCCGGATTCGAATTCAGCGCCGGTTGCTTTCATCTGCACGCCGAAGTACTCATTGTCGATTATTTTCTGTTGCATGATGAAGTCCCGGAACTGACGGTCCAGCTTGAGGGTCTGGATCCTCCTTTGCCGGTAGGCGTAGTTCGCGTAAGTACCGGTACCGCCGGGCCGGAATTCGACTGCCATCTCGTTACTGATGACGTGCTCGATGGACTCTATCTCTTCAGACATGGTATGGCCCTCGAGGAACGTCGTGCCGTTCCACAGGCCACCCACCTTCACGACCAGGTCGGTGACCCTTAAAGGGGATTCCGTCACCCGGGACGGAAAGGTACACCAGGCCGGTTCGGTCGGGACATAGAGGATCTCGTAGGTTGTTGATGTAGCCGCTTCCCCTGGCGCCGTGATGGTGAGCACCGCCGGTGTGGCGGAAGAGACGGCCGTCACCGTCACATCTTTGTATTCGCCCGTTGTCGGTACCAGAACGCGGACCGCATGGATACTGTCGACGCGGCCCGATGCCGTTGAACCCTGGACACCGTTTGCCGCAAGGGTGAGCTCTGTGGCGTTGAAAGCGGCGGATACCGTCTCTTTGGTCACGTTGTCGGTATACTTGCCGGTACCCTTGACAGACAGGGAGAGCTTCGCCCAGGAATCTTTTGCAAACGTCGCGGTGAGTTGATCGATGAGAAAAGAGGCGAACCGTCGTTTCATAATCGTCTGACCCAGCCTCATGGCCGCGGTGAAAGACGGGTTTAACATGTCGGCGGTCGGTGTTATCAGATGCTTGTAGCCTGTTCCCCAGGCACTCGCCGCCGAAGTTCCCAGCGCGAACGCATAGCCGAATCCGAAGTGCTGGGCCTGGGCTTTGCTGAACTCGAAGGTCGCCTCGGACAGGGCCCCAAGATCGTAGCTTGCATCGGGTTCTTCTTTCCCGGTGAGTTCTTCCCGGTTATCCTCCCGACGAGGTGCAAGCTGAAGTATTGTGTTACGATCAACGAGCAGGCTCGTATCAAGGGTCTGTTCGGTGTTTAACGCCGTCTCCTTCAGGTTTGCAGAGACGGCCACCAGGTCATGTTCGGATCTAAAGCTTCTCATTCTTCCCCTCCTTTATTCTCTTCGACGGATGCTTCATCAGGTCCCGCCGGTTCAACCATGTCAAATCTTGCCAGTTCGGCAGGCGGGATCTCCGCGTATACCTCGCCGGCCTTGAACGTCCTTCCCGCAAAGGGTCCGTCGACAATCTCAATGTCGGGTACATTCTGCTTCAGTCTGAACTGTGTTTCCCGTCCCATGTCTTACCTCCTTAAAAGGTCCATTTTGATGCTTGGTATTGCACCTGTATTTTGATCGTGATACCGGAAATCACTTTGCCGCCGTGGTTCGTCTCTATCTCGTCCGACACGGGCAGCGTATCAAGGGCGAGGCACCCCCAGGTGTCATCTACGGCGATGGCCTTATAGACATCCTCGATGATATCGTACGCGTCCTTATATGTTGTCTCTCCCGACGCAACCTTGACCTGGAGTTCGATATCTATCAGGTTGTCGAACTGGATCGTCGTAGCGGAGCCAATGTTATTTCTCGGGTCGATGATGTTAAGTGCCGGCAACTCGGCAGGCTCGAAGTCATTGTTTCGAAAGTGGTAAATATTTTCTCCCAGATCGCTCTTGTATCCGCCTTCTTTAACGATTCCCTCGAAACGGGTTATGATCGCCGCTATGATCTGTTCACGAATGGTGTCAGCCATGGGCGTCCTCCGAGAGAATCAGCTTTGTCGTGCCATGTCCTGTCGGCTGAATTCCGATGACCGTGTATGTGACCCCGTTTACCGTTATCGTGGCATCGTGACGTACACCGGTGATGTCTGTGTCCAGGCACTCAACCATTGGCGCCGTGGTCTCCACGCCGTCGATAACAACGAAGCCGTTTTGGAAGAGGGCCCTGATAGTCTCGCCGCCATAGATCGCATCGACTCCGATGTCCTCGTCTTCCAGAATGTCCGTCATTGCATCGGTGAATACGTCTGACATGTGTCTCTCCTTACCACCTGTAGCTCATGTCCAGCATTGCCTTGCCTTCAGGCCTCGTGTTCATTTCCCCGTAGACCGCGGTGTGAATTCTGCCGACCCTGAGAAACGTCCATCGGCCATAAACGTCACCACGGTATCCAACCCCATCCTTGTCGCCTGCCATACCACCGCGGAACCCGAGCTCCTTCTGGTTTTTGAATGCAACCAGGGGAAGAGGCTGCTGCTTGGCAATGATCTCTGATGTCCCCTGGGCTGTGTCCATTACCGCGACGACATTTGTTTTGCCCTCGTAAGGATCTACAACACCGGTGGCTATGACCTGTTTATTCGCGTCCCGGGAGATCGTCTCGGGGAGCTGCAGCTTCTCCACGACCACCTGCTTCTCGATCGTTACGATCTCTTTCGGGCCTGGTACGGTGACGCGCTTGATCTTGACCGTCTCCCTGATCGGGGGAAGAGGCGTATATTGCTCGGTGGTAACGGCCGGCGGCCGGGAGTACCAGGCGACAGCGGCAGCTATCACGAGGAGCAGACAAACACCACACAGGACGTAGTTCTTGATATCGTTCTTCGTGCCGGAGGTCATTTATACTTCTCTCCTTTTTCGAATACCAGCCGCGGATATTCCATGTTGACACGGCAAAGATCCAGGAGAGAACCACCCTTCAGGGTTATTACCCTCCTTGTACACTGTTCCTCGACCAGGGAGATCTCACACGACCCGGCTCTCCGGATCTCCTTATTGAGATTGCCGGCGCCACCGTTGTATGACCGGAAGGCAAAGTACCAGCCCGAGCATGTTCCGGTATTGTAGAGGTACCGGTTGTAGAGTATCAGCGCCCGGATGTTCCACCGCGGGTCATAAGGATTCGGCTTGACGGAGATCTCTTGCAGGGAGTGTTCTCTTTCGTGGATCCAGAGGGCCGTTGCGGGCATGAACTGACCGAGGCCCATGCCGCCGTCAAAAGCGGTCACGCCTTCCCTGCACCGGCTCTCCTGCTCGATCTGCCCCATGAAATAGTACCAGGGAGCATCAACCCCGATGAACACCCTTGCCTCTCTGATCACCTGCCGCTTGTACTTCAGGCAGCGATTGACCGTCTGTCCGTCACAGTCCCAGGGTAAGACTGACGATAACAGAACCGAGAAGCAAACCACGAAAAACAAGTATCGCAATCCTGCCAACATCGGTAATCCTCCGTTCTTTTTCCTGCCTGTCGAACGTCCGCTTATATCCGATGACCCATATGAACTCCGCAAGGATGTAGCCTACACACACGAGACAGCACTTGTAGAGCATGGTTTCGATCATATCGGGTTTGAGTGCCCACACGAGGCAGAAGACCCCGGCAAGAGGAATGCCGAACCGAAGAAGGTACTTTACAAAGGTACTGCCTGACAGCGGAGATACCTCGATACTGCCCGTCTTGCTCTTGATGTATTCCTCGGCCTGCTTCAGCTTATCTTTGATCTCCTGCTCTGCCTCGGTGCGGCCCTTCATATAGGCATCATCGATCTTCCCCATGTATCGGGGGTTTCGCTTGGCGAAGAGAACACCGATGAAGAACCATAATGCCGACAGAGCCAGCAAACCGATAATTATGAATACCGTCGTTACCATGTCTACCTCCTCAGAAAGCCTTCACCTTGAGAGTGATGAGTATGAGTATCATGAGGGCCCCCCCGGCGGCACTCCCGACAAACATCCACGCAAAATTGAGGAATCTTCGTTGTTCGAGCTTCTTAAGGCGCTCGTCCATGCTCCGGAGCGTGTTGTACACGATCCAGTCCCGTCGTTCCGGCGGCGTCTTCTCCCAGTCTTTCTCGGTGAACGTCAGGAAACCGTCGTTACCCATTCTGTCCCTCCTCCATCAGGATCCCTTCGCTTTTTAGCCACTCGATGAAGGCTTGCAGCTCGTAGTCATCGGCGTAGCGCATCGCGTAGATGAAGATGTTGTCATCCCCGGGGTCCTTGATATGCCGGCGGCTCTCCCCATTAAGGCGCCGCTTTAGACCTCTTGTCCTGTTTTCCTGGCGCGGTGGTTTCGTTGACACCGCTGCCGCCCTCCAAAGGACTGCCCGCGGCCTGCTGTGTCGTGCCTGGCATTCTGAACCATGGACCCTGAGGAACGCTGGCATCCGTCGTGCCCTGAGGCGAGCCGGGGCTTTCCTCGTCGGCGGGATCCTCGGGGACGAGCTCGGCCTCCTTGCCCATGCTCAGGAGCCGGGTGGCCTCTTCCTCCGTGATATCCTGGCCGACGTGAAGTATCGACCCGGGCTTCTGGCTCATTCCCACGATGTACGAATTGATCTTGATTCTCATGGCTACCTCACTGTATTGGGCCGGGGGTTGCCCGGCCCGTTTTGATTCGTGCTATTTCGTGGTGATGTTGCTGAACAGGTAGACGCACTTGGCCGCGATGTCGCTGACGACATTGCCGTCCGGATCGTAGGATCTCAGGAGACACTCATCGCTGTCATGGCGGACTCGGAAGATGTCGCTCCTGCGGTTTTCTTCGCGGTACTGCTCGACGATCGGCTCTTCGGCCGAGTCCTGGGTCCAGACGAAGGTGCGGCCAACACAGGGCTCAATGAGGTCGAGCTGGTCTGTGGCGACGCGAAGAAGAGCTGCATACTCGTTGTCCCAGATGTCCGTTATGTCCACCGAGAGGCCCTTGCCGGCCGAATCGTATATGGCCCCACCAACGAGGATTCTCGGAACGTTGAAGATCCTTGCGAGCTCGGCTGCCCCCACGCTGTTGATGTCGAGCCCTGGGAAGGTGTACTTGAGAAGGTCCACGATCTGCGCTACCCTTCTAAGTCTCTCGAAGGTGGTATAGCTGATAACCAGGGCGTTGGGGGGCATCCCACACTGTTCACGGA